ATGTGTATAAGAGACAGCCATAAACCAAAAGAAAAGAGCGAGGTAGATCAACTTCCGGCGCAGTCGCCAACCATGGCCGGTGCTATCTGCTCGCGCTTGAAATCTCTCGGGATCCAAGGCGTAAACCCTCACCACCCGAAGCTGTTGGAGCTCTTGAAGGCCGGGATTACCGAGGACGAGCTCGTCTCCGCCGCCGAAGAGCCAAGCTCAAAGGGCAAGAGTCTTGCCTGGTTGCTGGCGAAAGCCGAGGGCAGGAGGCGAGATGCTGCCGTTGAAAACCTGCCAGCGAAGTACGAAAAACCGTGGTTTATCACCGCCAGCGGAATCGAAGAAAAGGCCAAGGAACTAGGTGTTGCGCAACTTGTTGGCGAGCTTTTCCCGGTTTTTAGGGGCAGGGTTTACGCAGCCGCTGGCGTCACTGACGAAATGGTGCGCAAGGCAAAGATTGATGCAGGGGAGAGGGTGTGACATGCGCTTCGTGTATTTCTACGAAACGATTGCCTACGCACGGCGTTTACGACACGAACTGCGTGGAATGCTGCGCCCGTCTAGTCGCTTCGACACGGCCGGACAAAGCACTGGCAATGGCGATGCTTGCCGCAATCGAACGGAACAAAGACGCCCCGAAGCGGGCTGCGATATTGGACAAAGTAAGGGAGTTGTCAGGTGAGAAGCCCTGAGTTGAACGACGTACACGACATCGCTATCGGGCACGGCGCGGCCTACATCAAGGAGCGCGGCCAGAGCGTAGGCGCTTACCTGTTTACGCCGGAAAGACTTGCCGCCCTGCTGGTTTCCACGGCTAGGTCTGCGGCAAAAAATGCTGTTGAGCGCAAAGGTGTAGCGGTATGACCCCGAGTTTTCAAGGCGAAGTGATGTTGCTCGGGTGGACAGAAACCCATAACGGCGGCGCTACAGTCAAATTCCTGTTGTCTGACCCGTCAGAGCTTGAAGCCTTCAAGACGATGACGGTTCGCAAGGGAAAGGTCGCTGGGCAGCGTTTGGCATGTGTACTGGTCGAGATTGGCGACGACGAGAAGCCGGTTGTGCATGAACAGAAGCCGAAGGGCGGCGAGCTATCACGTCTGGCCGGTATTTGGTGTAAGGACGTTAGATTTCACGACTGGTCGAACGCAGCGAACGAGGAAGAGGCGCGCCAGTTCATGCTTGATACGTGCATGGTTTCGAGCAGGGCTGATCTGGATAACGACGATAGCGCCGCGCAGATCTTCCACAACCTGATCCGTATACCGTTTGCCGAGTATCTGCGGGAGGTGGCGTGAACAACCAGCTATCCAAAGCCGAAAGAGCGCACCTCGCCCGCATCAAAGAAATGCCGTGTGGCGTATGTGGCGCGTCTGCACCAAGCGAAGCGCATCACATCGAGCAGAGCTGTCAGTACACGGCTGTACCCCTTTGTGCTGATTGTCACCGTGGCGGGCATAACGGCATACACGGACAGGCGCGAATCTGGAAGGTGCTGAAAAAGACAGAGCACTCGGTACTCAACGACACCATAAGGAACCTGATCGATGTTTGATAAGCAGTTCATACGCGAATTCTGGAGCCAGAGGCAGTATTGGCGGATGGCCAACATAACAAAACACATGATTGAGTTTTTCAAAAGCCTGGGGCCAAAGTGAAAGACACCATTGTTTTAACGTTGCCGTATCCGCCGACAGGAAATCATGCGTGGAAGCACACCAGGGCAGGGATTCATTACCTCACCCCTGATGCACGCGCCTATTACCAGCTCGTAGCCGTGACCGTGGCCAACAGCGGTCAGAAAGGCACGCTTACCGGAAAGCTGCATGTCGAGTGCGACATTTATCCGCCGGACAACCGCCGCCGCGATCTTGATAACGCGTTCAAGGTGATCGGCGACGCTTGCACTAAGGCTGGCGTCTGGAAAGACGACACCCAGATAAACCGGCTTGTGCTTGAGCGCATGGAGACCGTTAAACACGGCCTGATCGCACTCAGAGTCGCCACGGTAGACGACTGACCCATGACGCGACCAAAGAAAGGCGACAACCCGTTTTATCACGAGCTGGCGCTGTGCGTGGTCGCTATGGCTGACGGATGGATTACCGCTAAGGAAATTTCATCCCTTACCAATCTGTCATACAAGCAAACAATCGACTCCCTGAACTACCTCTACAACACAGATCGCATCGCCAGAAAAGGCCGCAAATCAACTTCGAAGTGGGGAAGGCTCGATCTTGAAGACAGTAAAGACACCAGCAAAGAGTCAAAGATCCTTGCCAGGTGCTTTTTGCGCGGGTACATGACGCCTTAATCGAATAGCTTCGGCAGGGTTAGTCTTGCACCATTCTGAAAACAAACCCGATCAGCGATTATGTTTACTGACGACCATGGAACACAGCACGAAACGCCAAGTGAGCGCACCTTGGAAGAAAAGGTTGACCTTATATTGGCGGAGCTTAAAGACATGCGCCACGCATTCCCTCGCACCGAGGACGGTGATGCTGACTTTATTGGGCACAGGTCGGCTCACGAGGCCATGATTAAAGCCGCTGACGCGCAAAAGGAATTTTGGCAGGAGCTAAAGCTTGATATAGCCAAAAAAGGCGTATGGGGTCTGCTTATCGTGCTGCTTGGGCTGATTCTGGCGGGAGTTGGCTTTAAGACCGGGGTGATTAAATGATTAACAGCCGGAACCTAAACGACCTGAATCAGCACGTAGCCGAGCTGGCCTCTCAATTTATCGAGAAGTGCAAGGCGCAGGGTATAGATGTAATCATCACCAGCACATACCGCGACAACGAAAGTCAAAACGCCCTGTACGCACAGGGCAGAACGGCACCAGGCGCAATTGTCACTAACGCAAAAGCGGGGCAGTCGTACCACAATTACCGGCTGGCTTTTGATTTTTGCCCGATCGTGAACGGCAAGGCGGCTTGGAATGACACGGCAACATTCCAGAGGTGCGGGGAAATCGGCGAATCAATCGGTCTTGAATGGGCTGGGCGCTGGAAGTCTTTTAAGGAGTTGGCCCACCTGCAAGCCACTGGCGGCTTACGTCTGGTCGATCTGCAAGCCGGAAAACTTCCAACATTTACGGAGACTGCATAATGGCACTCGACCCAATCACAGCCGGGATCGACCTTGTAACCAAGGTCATCGACAAGATTTTCCCGGACAAAACAGCGAACGATGCGGCCAAAGCAGAACTGCTGAAAATGCAGATGCAGGGTGATCTTGCCCAGCTTGCCGGTCAGCTGGATATTAATAAAGTAGAGGCTGGATCAAGCAACCTGCTTGTCTCCGGATGGCGACCTTGTTCCGGGTGGATCTGCAACATAGGGCTACTTTATACGTTCCTGCTGCAGCCGCTGCTGGCGTGGCTATCAACCATCGTCACGATTCCAGTGCCTCCGGCCATCGACACGAATACGCTGCTAGTCCTACTCGGATCGCTACTCGGCATCGGCAGCTTGAGAACGGTGGACAAGATCAAGGGCGTAGCCTCATAACCATGACCGACATATTTGACCAGGCCAGCGACCGTGAGCAGCTAGAGCGAGAAATGGCTATCCGGTTCTCCAGAACGGCACACGAAATCCCGGCAACGGGGTTTTGTCTTTCCTGTGGCGAAGCTATGGACGCACCCTCCAGGAGGTTCTGTGACAGCTTCTGCCGTGATGATTTCCAGAAGGCAGAAGATGCCCGAAAGAGGAATGGCAGGTAGCGATGGCGCAAAAGCCAAAGATCATGCGCCCGATGCCACCGGAGTTCGACGATTGGCATACCGCATTCCTGCCGGCGCCTGAGGTGGCGGGCTGGGTGCGAGACAACTTTCTAACGAAGAATGCCCCGCTATACAATCCGGAGCACAAGCATCTGTTGGACGCGAACCTATGCTTCCTGTGGGCGCGTAATAGCACTGCGCGCCAGGGAAACGCCGTTGTCGGACAAGCAGAGCGCTTGCAGTTCCAGGGTAGCAAGTGGCAGCGTGAGCGCCAGGAGCAGCAAATCAACGAATGGTTCGGAGTTGAGCCTGATTTCCTCATTACGCTGTCAGCTCCGTATGCCGAGTCCATTGACGACGCAACATTCTGCGCGCTGGTCGAGCACGAGCTGTATCACTGCGGGCAACAAATGGATGAATTCGGTTCACCTAAATTTAACCGGCAGACGGGGATGCCAATCTTTGGTATCCGCGGACACGATGTAGAGGAATTTGTGGGTGTCGTTCGACGCTACGGCGCAGGTCACGCCTCCGGAAAAACGATGATGCTGGTCGATGCTGCGCTGCAACAGCCTGAAATAGAGCCGGTAAGCATCGGGCGCACTTGCGGCACGTGCCTGAAACTGGCCGCTTAACCAAGACAGAGACTAGACGGAGTTGAGAACATGGCCTCGCTGACCGAAGACATAAAAACAGCCGTAGTCCAAGGGCTGGCGTGCTATGACACGCCGTCTCAAGTTGCGGAAATGGTCAAGAACGAATTTGGCGTGACCGTCACTCGCCAGCAGGTCGAGATATATGACCCCAATAAGAAATCAAGCAAAGGCATGGCGAAGAAATGGAAAGAGCTATTTGCTGCTACCCGCGAAGCGTTTCTGAAGGATACGGCGAAGATCGGCATTGCCAACCGCGCTGTACGCCTACGATTGCTGGAACGAATGATCAACAAAGCTATTGATCGAGGCAATATGGCATTAGCGGCTCAGTTGATTGAGCAAGCCGCCAAAGAAGTAGGCGATACGTTCACCAACAAGGTTAAGAACGAGCACTCCGGCAAATTGGAGACAGTTCAAACCGTGCCGGATAGCGAGCTGGCCAAGCGCATTGCTGGAGCTTTGCTGCAGAAATGAACCTCAATGAGGTGCTGAATCAGCTGCCAGACAACGAAGAGGCTCTGATGGCGCTTATCGCGCGGCTTCCAATCAAGCAACAACGGATACTTCTTGACGACATCAACGAGGCCAAGAGACGAATCGCTGTTACCAAACTGTTTTCCTACTACCCAGAAACCGGCCCATTGCGCCGGGAGCTATACCCCAGGCACATGGAGTTCTTTTCCAAAGGCGCCGAGTTTCGTGAGCGCTGCTTCATGGCTGCGAACAGAATCGGAAAAACTGAGGGCGCTGGTGGCTACGAGACTACGCTACACCTGACTGGCCGTTATCCGGCTTGGTGGACCGGAAAGCGATTTGCCAATCCTGCGCAGTTCTGGGCAGCAGGCAAAACCAATGAAACGACCCGCGACATTGTGCAAAAGAAGCTGTTCGGCAAGATCAGCTATAAAAGCGGCCGCAAAGGATTTGACGGCACCGGCCTGATACCGCTTGAAGACATTGGCACGATCACATGGAAGCAGGGCGTCTCCGACCTGGCTGATACCGTACAGATTAAGCACCAGACTGGTGGCTGGTCACAGATTGGCCTGAAGAGCTACCAGCAAGGCCGCGGCTCGTTTGAAGGTACTGAGCAAGACGGTATCTGGCTCGATGAAGAACCGCCCATGGAAATCTACGGCGAGTGCTTAATACGTACAGCGACCACCAAAGGCATCATTTACACCACGTTTACCCCGCTGGAAGGTATGAGCGAGTTAGCCATGGCATTTCTGCCGGATGGCAATAAGCCGCGCTCTATTGTCAGTGAATCACGCTATCTGGTGATGGCCGGCTGGGATGATGTACCTCACCTTGATGAGCAAACCAAGCGAGAGCTGCTCGATTCCACGCCGATACACTTGCGTGACGCTCGTTCGAAGGGCATTCCAGTGTTGGGATCTGGCCGGATATTCCCGGTGGACGAAGCGCTGATTATGATCGAACCGTTCCAACTTCCGGATATATGGCCGCGTATCGCAGCGATGGATATTGGCTGGGATCACCCGACTGCAATGGTTTGGGGTGCTATCGACCGCGACGAAAACATTATTTACCTGTACGACTCAATAAGAGAAAGCGAGAAAACGCCTGGAGATTTTGCGCCACGCATTCTTGAAAAAGGCACGTGGGTTCCGATGGCTTGGCCGCACGACGCGCTTCAGCACGAAAAAGGAACGGGCGTGCAGATTGCAGAGCAATACAGAAGCCTTGGCGTCAACATGTTGCACGAAATGGCACAGTTCCCCGAGACCGGAGACGACGGGGAGACGCGTGTATCCAGGACTAGCGTAGAAGCAGGGCTGTTTATGATGCTTCAAGCATTCGAGGCCAACGATCCAGCTTATTACGCAAAGATGGTCGAGCGAAACCCTCAAGTCAAGCCGCTTCGGATCAGGGTTTTCTCAACGATGCACGACTGGTTTCAGGAATTCCGCATCTATCACCGGAAAGAGGGGAAGATTGTGAAGCTAATGGACGACCTTATGTCGGCATCCCGCTACCTTGTGATGATGGAGCGCTACGCCAGCGTGCCGCCAGACCCGCAGAAGGCAGCGCTCAACGTCCGCAGAGATTACGATTGGCGCGCCGGATAATCGAATAGCTTTTGCACGAACACAATGCCCGGAATAGCGATAAACACCGGGATTTATATGATCGGCGGCATACAACTCAGCAGCGAAGGCATTGACCGTGATGCAGCCGGATACCCCGGCGCAAACGCTGGCGGTCCCACTTTCGCCCAGCGCTTCCAGCACGACCAGACACCAAACGGTAAGGTAGTCATTGGCGAGGCGCCAACGGACAAGCTTCACGAGACCCCGGAAGACTTGATCGACAGCGCATTGCCGACCGCTCAGGTCGAGATGTTTCTGCGTGAAATCCGCCATCAACCACATTGGCGCCGCGAGGCAGACCGGTGCGCCGACTATTACGACGGTAATCAACTGTCGCCAGAGACAGTAGAAAAGCTGCAGGAGCGCGGACAACCGCCTCTGATCGCAAACCTGATCAAGCCAACAGTCGATACCGTCCTTGGCATGGAAGCCAAAAGCCGCTCAGATTGGCGTGTGCGTCCCGAAGACGATGGTATGTGTGACGATGATCTGGCAGAAGCTCTATCCGTCAAACTCAAGCATGCCGAAATGGAATCACGCGCAGATCGCGCCATTTCAGATGCCTACGCCGGGCAACTCAAGGCCGGTTTGGGCTGGGTAGAAGTCTCACGCGAGAACGATCCTTTCAAATGCCCGTATCGCGTACGCTCGGTACATCGCCGCGAAATCTTCTGGGATTGGCGTGCCGAGCAGCCGGATCTATCGGATGCCCGGTATCTGATACGCCGCCGCTGGATGGAGCTGGAACACGCTATCGCGCTTATGCCGCAGTATGCCAGCCTGTTCCGAATGACTACAGGCGGATGGGCTGGCTTTGACCCGCTTTTAGAGCAAGACAGCCGCCTTGTTCAGTCGTGGGAGATTGAGCGCGACACGCGCATTGCCGCCACCGATTGGCGTGATATTCAGCGCATGCGCATCTGCATGTACGAAATCTGGTACAGAAAATGGGTACGTGGCTACGTAATGACGCTTCCCAATGGCACAACGCTGGAAGTGGACTTTGACAATCCGCGCCATCAGGAAGCCATTATTTCAGGGATCGCCACCGTCAAGCAGGCTACTTTCCAGAAGGTGCGTTTGGCCTGGTACACCGGTCCACACTTCTTGTATGACGTACCAAGCCCGTACGACCACGGAAACTTCCCGTACGTGCCGTTCTTTGGCTACAGAGAAGACCTGACTAACGTGCCTTATGGCCTGATCCGTTCGATGATCAGCCCACAGGACGAAATCAACGCCCGTAAATCGAAGATGCTGTGGAGCCTAAACTCTCGCCGCGTCACCGCTGATTCTGATGCCGTAGCAGACCACAACAAGGCCGCTCAGGAAGTCGCAAGAGCGGATGCCTACATCATCCTGAACGGCAACAGAAAGCCCAACAGCGCATTCAAGGTCGAGAACGGTGGAGAGCTTGCTAGTCAACAGTTTCAGGTTATGCAGGAATCCAAGCAAGAGATTGCCGAGGCTTCCGGTATCCACAAGGCCATGCAAGGCCAGACTTCATCGGCAAATTCCGGTCTGGCTATTAACTCGCTGATCGAGCAGGGCCTGAACACCCTGGCCGAGATTAACGACAATTTCCGGTATGCACGCAGGCTCGTCGGGGAAATGCTGTTCGAGCTGGTGAAGGAAAGCATCGGAGGTCGCCAGGCGAACGTGACCGTCGGCGAAGGTCAGCAAAAGAAAGTAATCACGCTCAACCAGCAGGCACAAGACCCTCAAACCGGGCAGATTGTCCTCATAAACGATGTTCAAAAGGTTCGCGCCAAGGTTGTGCTTGACGATGTGCCGAGCACGCCAACCTATCGAATGCAACAGCTGCAGATGCTTTCCGAAGTCACCAAGTCGCTACCGCCTAACCTGCAGGGCGCAATCGCTGACCTGGTTGTCGAGGCCACAGATCTACCTAAACGCCACGAAGTCGCAGACAGAATACGCATGGCGGCTGGGATCATGAGCCCAGAGCAGATGCGGGCTCAGCAGCAAGAGCAAAACGCTGTCAAAGCGCATACGTACGACATGGCTCAGAAAATGTTCGTGCTCGATGCAGCAACCAAGGCCGCGAATATCAGAAAGACCAACGCTGAAGCCGAAAAGGCAATGTCAGAAGCGGCCAATGCAAGATTTCAACCACTTGTGCGCACACCCCAGATTGCCGTCCAACAGCCTTTACTCGAAAGCGCTGCGCCACAAG